TCAGGACAAATTACACAAAATGCTAGAGGCACAGGAGGAAAATCAGCAGTTGTTAATTTTAATATAAACACAATAGACTCAAGAGGATTTGATGAAGCCTTACAAGAAAACAGAGGAACAATAACTGCAATTATAAATAGTGCCTTAACTGAAAAAGGTAGAGGAGAGTTAATTTAATGGCTGGTGCTTTTCCAATATCAACTGCAAAATTTGAAACAATGGGTATACGATCTATCCAAAACACTATTATATCAAAATCAATAAGTGGAAAAAAATTAGCAAGAACAGTTGACAATCAAAGATTTGGTTTTACTGCAAGAGTTATTACAGGAAAAAGATCAGATATATATGGAAGTCTTATGGCTTTTATAATCAAGCAAAGATCAGGAAAGGAAAATTTTACAATTATTCCACCTGATGTTCAAAGCACTAAAGGGACAGAAAATGGCACTGTAAGGGTTAATGGAAGCCACACAGCTGGGGACACAACGATTGCTATGGATGGATTCGCTGGAGATGGTGCTGGAAGATTTAAGGCTGGGGATTTGATAACATTTGCTGGGCAAACTAAAGTTTATATGGTTGTTGAGGATGTGACCTCCTCTTCTAACGCATCTACAGTTACGATTGAGCCACCTCTTATTTCAAATGTTTCTGACGATGCAATAGTCACTTATAACAATATAAATTTCACAGTTCACTTAACAAATGATGTTCAAGAATTTGGTGCAGTGGGAAGTAATAAAGATGGAGATGTATTATATCAATTT